GCGCGGCGCAAGATCTTCATCGTCTCGACGCCCAAGATCGCGGGGTTGAGCCGAATCGAGACGGCCTACCTGGAGAGTGACCAGCGCCACTACTGGGTGCCCTGCCCGGCCTGCGGACAGTTTCAGGTGCTGAAGTTCGCGCAACTGACCTGGCCGAAGGGGAGGCCCGAGGAAGCGGTCTACGTCTGCGAGCACTGCCAGGCCCGCCTCGCCAACCACCAGAAGCATGTGATGCTGCCGCGGGGTGAATGGCGGCCCAGTGCCGCGGGCGATGGCAAGACGGCCGGCTTTCTGTTGTCCAGCCTCTACAGCCCGGTGGGGTGGTTCAGTTGGGCGGAGGCGGCGGGAATGTTCGAGCGGGCGCAGAAGGACCAGGCGCTGTTGCAGGTGTTCGTGAACACGGTGCTCGGCGAGACCTGGACCCAGGTGGGGGAGGCGCCCGACTGGCAGCGGCTGTACGAGCGCCGCGAGGATTACCGGATCGGCACCGTGCCCGCAGGCGGGTTGTTCATGACAGCCGGCTGCGACGTGCAGCAGACCCGGCTGGAGGTCGAGCTCATCGCCTGGGGACGGGACAAGCAGTCCTGGTCCGTCGATTACCGCGTCCTGGAGGGCGACACCTCCCGGCCCGAGGTGTGGGAGCGGCTGTCTGAACTGCTGGACGAAACCTTTGTGAGCGAGTCCGGCGTGGCCTTGCCCATCGTGAAGCTGGCCATCGACTCCGGCTACGCCACCCAGCAGGTGTACCACTGGGCGCGCAAGCAGCACTCGCCCCGGGTGATGGTCATCAAGGGGGTGGAGCGCGGCGCCGCCCCGGTGGGGCTGCCCACGGCGGTGGACGTCTCGGTGGCGGGCAAGCGGATGCGCCGGGGTGTGCGCGTGTGGCCGGTGGCCACGGGGCTGATCAAGGAGGAACTGTACCGCTGGTTGCGGCTGGAGAAACCCACCGAGGAAAGCGGCCAGCCCTTTCCTCCGGGCTACTGTCACCTGCCGCGGTATCCCGAGGAGTTCTTCAAGCAGCTCACCGCCGAGCAACTGGTGACCAAGGTGGTCAAAGGCTACCGGCGCACGGAGTGGCAGAAGCTGCGCGAGCGCAACGAGAGCCTGGACTGCCGCTGCTATGGGCGGGCGGCGGCTGCGGCCTACGGACTGGACCGGTTCACCGACAAGCACTGGCGGGCGCTGGAGGAGCAGCTCGGGGCGGCCGCGAAGCGCCGGCAGGGACCGCCCCAGCCGCCGGCGGCTGTGCTGGCTGCCAGGCCGCCGCCGGTGCGCCGTGTGATCCGGTCCCCGTTTATGGAGCGGTAGAGCATGTACACCGAGCAGCAACTACAGGCGCTGCGCGATGCGCTGGCCAACGGGGTGCGCCGGGTGCGCTTTGGCGAGCGGGAGGTCGAGTACCGCTCCGTCGAGGAACTCAAGGCCGCGCTGGCCGCGGCTGAGGCGGAACTGGCCCAGAGCCAGGGCACGCCTGTGGTGCGGCAGATTCGGGTCTCCACGACGAAGGGGTTTTGAAGCGTGCGTCTCTGGAAGCGACTACAGGCGGCGGTGTTCCCGCGGCGGCGGGCGGTCTCCGGCTACGAGGCGGCTGCCAACACGCGGCGCACCACGGGCTGGCTGCCCCTCACCAGCGACATCAACACGCTGGTGTTCCGGAGTCTGGATACGCTGCGGGCGCGCTCGCGAGACATGGTGCGCCGCAACCCCTGGGCCACCAACGCACTGGATGCCTTCGTGGGCAACTGTGTCGGCACGGGCATCAAGCCCCAGTCGCTGCATCCAGCCCCCGAGATCAAAGAGCGCATCCAGGCGCTGTGGCTGCGCTGGACCGATGAGGCTGACGCCAGCGGGCTGACGGATTTCTACGGATTGCAGGCGCTGGCCTGCCGGTCGGTAGCGGAAAGCGGGGAGTGCCTGGTGCGCCTGCGCCCCCGGCTCCCGAAGGACGGACTGAGCGTGCCGCTGCAACTCCAGTTGCTGGAGGCCGAGCATCTGCCGACCAGTGAGAACCGGAGACTCGAGAACGGGAACTACATCCGGGCCGGCATCGAGTTCGATCGCATCGGGAGGCGCGTCGCGTACTGGCTGTACCGCGAGCACCCGAACGATACCAGCAACCCCATGGCTTCCACCGAACTGGTACGCGTGCCGGCGGATGCGGTGCTGCACCTGTTTCGTCCCCTCCGGCCCGGCCAGTTGCGCGGGCAGCCCTGGCTCACCCAGGTCTTGGTGAAGCTCTACGAACTGGACCAGTACGACGACGCCGAGTTGGTGCGCAAGAAAACGGCGGCCATGTTCGCCGGCTTCGTCCTCAAGAACGCTCCCGAGGACCAGATTGTCGGGGAGGGACCGCCGGACTCCAGCGGAACGGCCCTGGCCGGTTTGGAGCCCGGTACGCTTCAGGTGCTACTGCCCGGCGAGGACGTGAAGTTCTCCACGCCGGCCGATGTGGGCGCCAGCTACGAGACCTTCATGCGCGTACAACTGCGCTCCATCGCCGCCGGCATGGGGATCACCTACGAGCAGTTGACCGGGGATCTGACGGGAGTGAACTACTCCTCGATTCGGGCGGGGCTGCTGGAGTTTCGCCGCCGCTGCGAGCAGTTCCAGCATCAAGTCGTGGTTTTTCAGTTCTGCCTCCCCATTTGGCGGCGCTGGATCGAGGCCGCGCTGCTGGTCGGCGCTCTTGAAAAGCGGGGAGACCTCGCGCCCTACTACGACGCCAAGTGGATTCCACCGGGCTTTGCCTGGGTGGACCCGCTCAAGGACATTAAGGCGCAGATCATGGCCGTGCGCGCGGGCTTCAAGACCCGCGCCGAGGTGGTCTCCGAGCAGGGCTACGACGCCGAAGCTATCGACCGCGAGATCGCCGCCGACAATCAGCGCGCCGACGTGCTGGGCCTCGAGTACGACTCTGATCCCCGCCGGGGGCAAGCGACCCGTCAAGCGAGACCGAACAATGAAGACCCGACGTGATGAAGTGCTGCGCCTGTTCGGCGCCAAGCCGCTGCTGATCGAAGCCTCTAAGCTGGACGCCGCCTATGGCCCGCGCCGGCCCTACGCGCTGGAACAGGGCGTGGCCATTATCGACATCGCCGGCGTGCTGGCCAACGAGCCGTCGCTCTTAGAGGCCCTGTTCTTCGGCGCGACGGCCTATGGCCAGATCCTGGACGAGGTCGAGCAGGCGGTCGCGGATCCCGAGGTGCGTGGCATCCTTCTGCGCGTAAACTCGCCCGGCGGGGACTCCGACAACGCTTTCGAGACCGCGGCGGCACTCACGGAGTTGGCGCAGCAGAAACCGATCTGGGCTGTGGCCGACACCAGCATGTACAGCGCCGCCTACTTGCTGGCCAACGCCGCGGAGAGGATCTACGTACCGGAGTTCACCGGCGGCGCCGGTTCGATCGGCGTTTACGTCGAGCATCTGGACTGGAGCGAGTTCAATCGCAAGCTGGGCGTCAAGGTCACCTACATCGCCGAAGGTGAAGGCAAGACGGACGGCAATCCCAACGAGCCGCTGTCTGAGGCCGGCCGCGCCACCCTCGAGGCCGAGGTCGCCCGGCTGTACGGGCTGTTTGTCAATGCGGTCGCCGCACGGCGCGGGCTGACCGAAACCGCAGTGCGCGAACTGGGCGCCGCCCTGAAGTACGGCCCCGACGCGGTCAGCGCCGGCCTGGTCGATCGTGCCGGCACGTTCCGGGACGCCCTCAGCGATCTGGCCGCCTTCACCAGGCCACGCGGCGTCGCGCTCAGCCGCAGCAGTTCAACTCAAACAGGAGGGAAAACCACCATGCAGGAAGAACCGGTTCGGAGCGAAGTCTCCGAGCCTACCGTTGACATCGAAGCGCTCCGCGCCGAAGCCCGCCGGCAGGGTTACGCCGAGGCGCGGGAGGTCGTGGAGCTGTGTGCGCTGGCCGGCATGCCCAACCAGGCGCCCGCACTGCTGGCGCGCGAGGCCAGTGGGGCCGAGGCCCGCAGGGTGCTGCTGACGCTGCGGGCCCAAGCGGATGCCGTCGAGATCCGCTCGCACGTGATGCCGGATACCGGCACCCAGGCGCAGCCCAGTTTGGAGAACAATCCCGTGGTCCAGGCCGCCGAGAAGTTGGCCGCCGCGGGGAAAGGAGCGAACTAACCCATGTCTGTGCTCACCGAAGGAAAACGCTTGGGCGACTGGCTCAAGTGGG